TCACGTGAAACTGCGTGGATAAGAAATGGTCATGGCAGGCCATTTACTATTCGAATGCGTGATCAAGCCCCCTCCTTCAACACGCAACCGTAGTACTCCATCCTGCCACTGCTCCACCCACAAGTTCTTACTTATATACTGAGGCGTACCACCTGACGACAACCCTATAGCTATAGTCCGTGCCCCATACGTAACTACATCATTATGGAAAGCCGGCTCAGTATCCCCGGTGAGTAGCGGTGGCAACAATCCTGTGACAAAGTTTAACGATAGATCTCCACCGTCGGCTATTGTGAAACCATCAAAAGCTGGAAGACATATGTGTATATAATCATCAGCAATGAAGATGTCAGAATTCACCTGTATCCTCCAACTCAACCCACTACCAGAGTATGAAACTATTCCTATCCACATGCTCTGCCTGAACCTATAGTTAGGGCTCACTCCTATACTACCACTAACATCAGCAATTGGATATCTTAAGTTAGGCGATGTCGACTTCACGGCTAATTGTCCGCTAGAGTTAATTTCAAGAGTCGAGCTATCTATGAGCATGTCCAACACCTTGGTACTGCTATTAAGCCTCAAGGGAGTCACTGCTGATACCACGTAACTTTGTTCAATCGTACTTATTCTGGAGTTGATTGGATCAAAGATAGTTGTCTTGAGAGTCAAGTTATTGTTAACTATCTGGAACTGGTCAGTATTAAACCGAAATTGAAGTCCACCATTCTGAATATTCAGACCTGTGTTTCCTGGCAGTCGAATGGCAAGATTATTTCCCGACAATGTTAATCCGTCATTCAAGCCCATAGTCATACGATTATTGCTAATCGAGAGAGGTGCCGCTGCGCTAGTGACCGCTGTACGCTCTAATGTGGCTATTCGAGATTCGAAATCCGATTGTATGGAGGTCACACGTAATGTAAGTGTAGATAGCTCAGTGGTCAATGATCCAATGTTACGTTCCGCAGTATCCACTCTCGTAGCGAGATTGTCGTGGTCAGCGCGTAATCCTGCAAGTCCTGTCTCAAGCTGTCCCACTCGACCACCCAGCTGGGTAACACTCGAATCAAGTCCATTGATAGCTGTTTGGAGGGCTCCGACAGAGTTTTCCAATCTGGAGATTGCAAGTTGTGCATCACTGACTGATGCAACCAGGTCGTCCCTACTTTGTTCAAGAGCGATGATTCGTTTATTTGCATCATCGAGTCCTTGGGTGATCCTGAGGAGAGTATCAGAGTGTATTTGGGACGTCTTTTCGAGCGCTGCAATCCTTGATTCAAGCCCTTTTGACAATGATGTTCCATTATCGCCCGTCAATGCAATTATTAATCGCACTACTTCTTCACGTAAGCGAGGATCCAT